CTTTCACACCAATCCGTTTATCACCCGGATTGATTTTTAATGCTTCCAGACGGAGATTGTGACCGGTAATACCAATTACAGTTTCTGCCGCGCGATCTCCAAGCCATCCTCTATTCTGGACATGCGGATCAACCGCGAACATAGCTTTCTTGATTTCAATCGCCTCGATCTGAAGACCTTTTCCTTGCGTGCCAGCCCATTCACCATTGCTCATCCAGTCTGACCAGCCGATATTCTTCTGCTGAACTCTGTACAGATAGCAGGCGTCCTTGCCGGTAATCTTGATGGATTCAATACGCTTGTTCTGACCTGTTGTTCCAAGGATTGTATCTTTTGTGATATTCTTGTACTCTCTATTACCAATATCTTTGATATGGACTGTTACATCTGTTTCTCCAACCGGAATCATTCTGAATGCTTCAATTCGACGATTCTGACCAGTAGATCCAGCCATCTTACCGTCAGACTGCCAGTTGCACCAACCAATATCTCTTGCATGAACCTGATATGATACGGATCCGAATGCATCTTCCTTATCCTGGAACGTACCACCGGACTTAATAGCTCCATCGATCTGATCAGTTGACGCTACTGGAGCAATAGCAGAGATACCAAATGCACTAAGGATTCCTCTTGCCAACTCATCTGTCCGATTGTTAAATTTGCTCAAATCGCCGAAGTTTGTAATAAAACCGTTTTCCAGCAAACGATAGTTATATCCTCTGTAAGCCGAACGATTTACATTGGCAAGATCGTTTCTTCCTACGATTTTATTTGCACGTCCCGGAAAGAAATTACCAATAAAATTCGAAAGAGCTGTGTCATACTGGTCTGGATTATATCCCTCTTTAATGATTACATGACCACCATTTGCAGATGCTGATGCACTGTCCATGTGCAGTTCCAAAATCTGATAATCCTTCGGAATATTTAAACTCATGATTCCATTGTCTGCATACCAGTTCCGGTTTGTATCTGCTACAGTTACATTACTTCCACCGAGTGCGGCCAGTCTTGCCGCGAGGTATCTTACTCTCTCTGCCTCCGTATATCCATAACCTACGGCTCCACAATCACCTGCACCGTGACCAGCTATAACAAATAAATGTACCATAATATTCTACTCCTTTCAAAAAAGAGGACAATTACTCGCCCTCCATGATTATTCTTTGTATTTGCTTCTGTTCCAGATTTCCGTGATCCGTTCCCAGCCCCCGGTGCTTACCAAATACACAATAAATGCTGCCAGAAACGAAGCAAATACATAATACCATTCAATTACAATCTTGTAGCAGACACATAGAACTACCACTGCCGTCGGTGTCAGGATTAGCGCTACCCCAAGCGCCACCACATTGGTCTGGATCTTTTTCAGTATCGACATTTCCTTTATCACCTGTACAACTACGCTCACAAGGAATGCTAAAATTCCGATTCCACCAAGTGCATAGGTAATATACTGCATCAACATTTCCGTATTCATAATCGTTACTCTCCTTTTTGTTTTAGATGTAATTCTTCTATTTCCTGTTTCATTTTTGTGATCATGCCATTCCCGCCAAGCCGATGATATGCTTCATACATCTCACAGAAATTTTCATAAGCATAGCTCGGTATCTTACCAAGCTTCATATATTTCCCGTGATATTCAATTAACTGTACCCTAAGAAGTAACATTGTACCGGCGCTGTTTGCATCCCTTTTTTTACGTTCTTCCGCAATCCGTTCATCACGCTCTTTTGCGTCCTGCACCTGTTTCTTTTTTTGCTCCTGCAAGAGCCAGACAATATATCCCAATAAGATTGGAAGCGCAATGATATATGTCTGCATCAATACGTCTTTCACCGCTTTTTCTCTCTTTCAATTTAATTTCTTATGATTTTACCGGCTTTGCTGTTCCGGTATAAGATATCGGATAATCGTAAGGGTAATCAAACGGATAATCCTGAATTTCTTGGATCTGTACTGATATCTTAAATTTCTCGCCAGTAGTCACCGTATTTTTACTCAATTTTACGTCTGTAATTTTAAGCATCAGATCACCTCAACTTCTATCCTTGCTTTCCTGACTGAATCCGCAACCGTATAAGTCACTTCCAGTACGTGCGTCCCTTTTTCTTTCGGAGCAATTTTGCAGTCGAGGTAATGATCATTGATATCACACTCTCCTTGCACCACGATGTCTGTGTAACGTGCCAGCTCATAAGATGCTGTCAGAATCGTAAATGGCTCATCGTTAGGACTTCGCACCAATAGTTTAACGTGCTTGTCTTCGCCCAGGATAAATCTAATTTTGTTCACAACAACACCCCCTTCCGTGTATCGGATAAATTACCTCCACAAAGAGCGGATCTGGCTCTGCGATAACTTGATACTGCTCCGGAACTGCCTCTACAGCATAATCTTCCGAAATAACTGTAACCTTATAGTCTTCCGGAACAACTTCCACCATATAATCAAGCGGAACAAGTCTTACGCATAGAGTAGCCGGATCAACGATCAACAGCATCTTCGTGCAGTATGCAATATTGCCTGCATCATTTTCTGCCGTCAGCTCCACCACATACATTCCATCTAAATCATAAGGGACCGTGACATTCCACCAGTCCCCTTCAGCTCTTTCGAATATTACTTCTTTTCCATCTATCTTACCGCTTACCTTTACTACCATAGGCGCACCGCCTAGTCAGTAATCTCGACTGCAATAATGAATGTCTTTCCGCAGTCTACTGGATTCCGAGTAAGAGTCACTGACTTAATCACCGGAGCTGACGTATCGACAGTAACCTTACGCGTGACTGTAGTCGTCTTTCCAGCTTTGTCTTTAGCTACGATTGTGATGGTGTTTGCACCCTCAACAAGAGTCACGTCCTTAGTAAATGTTCCGTCTGTTCCGACCGTTACAGTTACTCCACTTACCGTTACTGTAACTGGCTTAGATGATACGTCATCTGTTTTACCACTTACCGTTACCGTCTTCTTGTTGGTTATAAGGTCATTTGATGGAGCTGTGATCTGCAGTGTCGGAGGCACTGTATCAACTGTAAATGTTGCTGTCTTAGCTGCAGCTGCATTACCATCGTTGTCAGATGCCTTGACCGAAATCGTATGCGATCCATCTTTTAACGTCGGTGATGTGCATGTGCACTTATATCCACCGTCAATAGCAGTCTTTGTTACCGTCGATACAGCTGTACCATCAACTGTGACTACGATTGTTCCCGCATTTACTCCGGAGTCTGTATCTTTTACCTGGAATTCGATAGTCGGAGTTGTATTTGTGATATAAGCTCCTGCAGATGGAGACGTGATCGTGATAGTCGGTGCTGTCTTTTCTTTTACACGGAGTTTAAGTGATTCGCCGAGAGTAGTATGACTCTGATCTACCGTGGTAGTATTGCCGGCCTCATCTGTAGCCTTTACCGTTCCGCCAAGAACATGATTCGGCTGATTGTAGCTCGACTTACTTGGAGCTGTAACCGTAGCTTCCCATTTCCCGGAGGTCGAATTATAGGTCAGATTGTAAGTCTGACCTTCGAATATATATTGAGCTGTTTTTACTGCCATCTACGCTTCACCTCTACTGCTGTTCTGTTACTAAATCTTCCGCCCCTGAATCAATCAGGAGCTCTTTTACCTTGTCCTTTAAAAGTCTCGGTACCTGTGAATAAGTTTTCTTTCCTAACATAATCTGCTGTGCCCATAACATTGCCATCATTTCTTTTCCTCCTGAAATTTGTAATAATATGAATAAAAATAAAATGGTTAATACAATTATCGTTTTACTGATATACCATTTCAGACATTTCCAAAATGCATCCTTCGAGCATTTCATTTTTCTCCTCCGCTTTTTTAAGTCGTGTCTCCAGAGCTGCTATCCGGCTGTCCGGATCTTCTCCTTCCCGGTACGTCAGCACACCAAGAATGCCGGCTGTGTACTTCACGATTGCATCGAACTTTGTGTAGTTTTCGTAAACAACGGTATCTGCATCCCGTTCGCTCACAGATATTCTCTTAGTTGTTATCGGATCAGAGAATAAAGTCTTCAGCTGATCCTCGGATGCTGAAATGGTCTTGATCAGAAGTGCGCCATCCGTCTGTTCAGTGACCTGCTGGAGCACAAGCACGTATATACATAAAAAATGGTACAGTATATGTCACCGGTACAGACAGTGCCTCATTCGTAATGATTGCAACAACGGCTTATTTTAGCTAACTGGTATAAAAATAGCTCTTGTCGCAAAAAGAGTCCATGTGCCTCCATTTTTGTACGAAGTAATATGAAGCTTATCGCCTTTGCTACATTTTCCT